TTAAAAATCCTGCGACAGAATTAGAGTATGAGGTATTCTCTGATGAGACCCCGCACATCTGTTATAAAGAAGAAGATTTTAGTGATGAAGCATTATCTATACTAGACCAATTTGGAACTCCTATAAGTCCTGAAATGTTGGTTGAATTAGAAATAAATGATGTGGATATAACTATGACCGAGCAAGAGTTCGCTGCCCCACCAATTATTGCCAACCCAAGACAACCCAGTTTTGGTGATGATAATAGTGATGCGGCAACATCTATTTCAAGATACATCTATGTAATTGATACTGGTGTTGGTGCTCCACTTATGAGAACATCAAGAGAGATGTGTAGAAAAATGATATTGGCTCAAAAGGTATTTTCAAGAACGGACTTACAAAATATGTCGAATGCTCTTACAAGTGCCGGTGATACATTTAAGTTAATACCAAGAGCAAAGGTCAATTCACAAGTAGATTTCTTTACCTATAAATCAGGTAATAGATGTCGTCATGCTTGGAAACAAATAGATTTTCCAATTGGATTGAACCAAACTTACGAAGAAACATTATCAAAAATACCATTAAAATCACAAGCCGCACTTGGAAAAGGGCAGGTAATAGAACAATCAGATAGACCTTTTGTTTCAGAGGCAAGATACTTAAATAGATTACCGACAAAGATGTCTATTGAAGGTTATGTAATATGTGATAAGTGTGATTGGAAGTGGGAAATTGTAGATGGTGGTGATGACCCTTTTATGTGCCATAAATGCGGATACGACAACTCACCAACTTATACTGAAATAAAACCTGTTATTGATTCATTACCTTTATTTGAGAATAAAGAAGACGCAGAAACGATGGCTATTGCTATTGGTTGTAAGGGCTCACACCCACATATTTACGGAGATAAAACCCTATATATGCCGTGTGAGAAACACCCTGAAAATAACAAGTATGCTGAAATAGGTGAAAGAGGTGGAATCAAAGAAAGTGATAAAGCACCAAAATCAGATACACCAAATAAAAACCCTGAAGGTGAAGGTAGTGCCAAAGGTGATGCTAGTGGTAAGCGTGGAGCAAAAGTAAGTCAAGAACAAGAAAAGACATTACAAAAAAAGGCTGATGACTTTAACGAAAAAGATAGTAATACCAAAAATGGTAGAGCAACTTTAGGAGCATTAAAATCAGTATTCCAAAGAGGATTAGGAGCATATAATACCTCACACTCACCAGCAGTAAAATCAAGCGAACAGTGGGCTTACGCAAGAGTAAATGCGTTCTTATATCTATTGAAAAATGGAAGACCTGAAAATCCCAAATACATTACCGATTACGACCTATTACCAAAAGACCACCCCAAAGCAGAAAAAATGTCTATTGAAAATCAATTAAAACCTATTGGTTTCCATATGGGATTATTTGTTTATCCAACAAGATTTTCTGCGTTAGTAGCAGAACCATTAGCAAAAACAATATCAAAGGTTAAACTTGGTATTATGGAAGGTTATTGTCCTGTTGATATTACAGATGAATATTTTGAGGGAACTGGTGATATATTAGAAAGATTTAAGGTTCGTGAAACATTTGTTATTCCAACAAAAGAAATACAAGAAACAGCACAGAGAGTTCTTGATTGGACTGCTGAAAATGGTTGGGGTGATTGTGGAACTGCTGTTGGAAAGACAAGAGCAAACCAATTAGCAAAGGGTGATAATTTATCTATTGAAACTATTACTCGTATGTATTCTTATTTGTCTCGTCATAAAGTAGATTTAGAAAGCTCAAAATCTTATGAAATGGGCTGCGGTCGCTTAATGTATGATTCTTGGGGCGGTGAAGCCGCTTTATCTTGGGCTGAAAGAGAAATGAAAAAAGCAGTAGAAATGAATATCAAGTTTTCTAGTGATGAGTTTAGAGGTGATATTACAGCAGTAGTATTTGAGCCAGATACTCACATATATCGTTATGATACAGAGACGATGTCCCCTTATTATGTTTTTATGAGTAAGGAAACAATCCGTAAAATGTTGATGAAGATTTCAAGGTTAAAACCAAAAAACCTAATCAACTTGGAACATTCCGGTATGGTGTTTAGTGGTGATGATGTTTATACCTATGAGAATTGGATTGTTGGAGATAATCCTTTAATGGATAAATCTTATGAAATATTCGGTAGAGAAATGAAACCTGGTACTTGGATTACAACAATTCATTTTAGAGATAAGAGATTATTTGATGAGTTTATTTTAAGTAATAAAACATCGGGTATTTCTTTGGAAGGTTTATTTGAGGAAGTCCCTTTTAATTTCTTTGATATTAAAAAGGAAGATTTTATTGAACCAAAACCAGGTCAGTCAAAAGAGGACTATATCGCAGAGTGTATCCCTTACGCAATTAAAGAAGGTAAGACACAAGACGAAGCTGCTGGTATGTGTTATGGTATGTGGGATAATAAGTTCGTGGATATTGAGGAAGAGGATATGATGGAAAAGAACGCAGAAGAACTTGTTAAGATGTTAGAAGAATTACTAAAAGAAATGGATAAATCACTATAATTAGTGTTTGCTCCATATATTTATAAATAAAATAAACAATAACTAATATTATGAAAAAAAATATTGAAATATTACAAAAAGTCGCTGACTTGGTAGGTTTTAAGTTTTCATCAGAAGTAGTATCATTAAAGTTTGCTGAAGTAGAATTAGATGGTGGTTTAATCATCACTAACTCAACTGAAGGAGATTTTATGGTAGGAGATACAATCAGTATCAAAAATGATGATGGAACTTTTACAATCGTAGGAGCGGGAGAACACAAATTAGTTGATGGTCGTATTTTCATTACCGATGCTGAAGGAAAATTAGCAGAGATGAGAGATTCTATGATGGAAGAACCTGTTATTGAAACAGAAGATGCCAAATCAGAAGAAATGGAAAGCACGAAAATTGAGGAATTAAAAGCAGCAATACACGATGTATTGTTCGCATTTGAGACACAATCAAAATCTATCAACGAGTTAAGAGCAGACCTTGAATCGTTCAAGAAGTCGGCATCACACAAACCTCTTAAAGAGGATAAAATTGTTTCTACTAATTTCTCTGACGCTCGTTATGAGGTGTTAAGAAGTATGAAAGAAGCGAACAAAAAATAAAAATAAAAATAAATTAAAAAATTATGAAACAATTTAATTTTGATTTTGATACAAATGGTTTATCGGATTACTTAAATGCTAATGCGGATTTATTATTACACAAAATCGTAATGGATACTGTAGAAGCACAATACTACAAAGTTATTCCAAATATCAAATATGGTGAGTTAATCCCGGTATTTGAGACAGGTGATATTGATACTATCGCTTTCCCTGGCACATCGTGCCAATTCACAGGCGGAACAATCGCATTAACAGAGGTAGAATTAAAGGTATGCCAATACAATATCCAAAAGAACTATTGTATTGACGAATTGAATAGAACAATTATGTCTATTAGATTACAACCTGGTTCTTACGGAGAGAGTGCTGGTCCTGGTGTTGAAGAAGCATTTATGGCAGACATCTCAAAGAAGGCAAATGTTTATATGTCTAGAAAGTTCTGGAACGGAACTATTGCGGCTGATGGTTGTTCGGGTATTATCGAGCAATTAGAATCAGCAGCACTTTCAGGTTCAGTAGTAAATAGAACATATACTGCTATGACCCCTGCTAACTCTGTAGCAATTACTAACGCTTACATCTTGGCTTTACCTGATACATTAAAAACCATTACTACAATTATGGCTCTTAATCATTCAGATTTTCAAGCATTACAATTAGGTTTAAGAGACCAAAACTTATTTAACTTTAACCCAATCCAATTAGCGAACGGACAAATGGCAATTCAGATTCCATTTACAAACACTATCGCTATTTCTTGTGAGATTGCGGCAGGTTATATGTGTTTAACTAATCCCGAGAACTTTTTAATTGGCACAGATTTAATGTCCGACATAACTGGGCCTATTTCTTGGTATTCACTTGATTTTCAAGAGAATAGAATTAAATTGGCGGCAAAGTTCGGTGGGGCTGTAAGTTTCGGTTCTCAAGTAGTATTTGCTTCTTAATAATAAAATAAACTAAAAAAACAAAACAAAAATATTATGAGTAATTGTGTAATCACAAATGGCTTACAACTTAACAGTTGTGCTAATAATGTTCCGGGTTTAGATGGTATTTGGGTACTAACCTCAACAGGAACTACTGATGCTTTAGCGAGTATCACTTATGATGTTATTGGTATGGTTGATGCTCTTTCAGGAGCGACAGCAGGTTTAGAGTTTAAGAAGGTAGATATTGTGAGAAATAGTTCGGCAGCATTAAATGAAGAAACATCTATCAATTTAGAATCGTTAGGCTTCTCATTTAACCCGACTTTAATTTTCACTATCCCTGGTTATTCTCAAGAAAATACCAATTTATATCAAGAAATCGTAAAAAATACTGCTTCGTTCTTTATTGTAAAATTAAAGACAGGTAGATTCTTTTTCGTATCTCCTTCAGGATTGTTTGTATCTTCGGCTACAATCGGTTCAGGTTCATTACCAGGAGATTCTCAACTATACACTTTGACCTTAACGGGTAATGAGAGCATCAGTATTCCAGAAATGGATATTACAACTACCTTAACTGCGTGGTTGGCTGCGAACTCAAACATCGCTATTGATAGAGAGAACTAAAAATAAAACTTGAAAGGTTTAATGGGGGAGGTAAAAACTCCCCCTTTTTTTCATATGTTAGAAGTAATAAAAAATCTCAAAGTTAGACGAGATAATTTATATGTGCCAATAACAAGTTATAGAATACAAACTATGCTTGTTGATTTTAAGAAGTCAGACATAACCATAAATGTTGATTTTTTTAGAAATGATATACTCCTATTTTCAAGGGGTTATTTATTTAATGAGAAGGGAGATGTTGATGTGGATATACTAATAGAAAAAACCCATAGAATAATTGATGGCAATAATAAATAAAAAGTTCAAGACATTAGA